TTGAAACATCTGAAAAAGAGCGGATATGCACGTTTTAATGCCAATTTTGTACCTGAACTTAAATCTTAAAGCCAATGAGTTGTCTTGAATGCACCGATTGCCCCGATATTGGCACTTTTGACATTTGCAATCCCGCAGATTACATTGTCGGATACACCACGCCGAATACGCCTGTCATTGTAGCAATTACCGATGTATCTCTCAATCAAACCTTCTTTGAAACTCAAACGACCAACGCACAAGGCTTGGTGTTTATCGGAGGAACCTTCGCAGGGCTTCCCCTTCAAAAGCTCTTCGCACCAAACAGAACCTACGAGGTAAGGGTGTATCTCGATTACACGGGAGGTACGGCAGCGAACTTGGATGGCGATGAGTTACCCTTAACGCTCCCCCCGACCTACACGAATACCGAATCCTGCTTTTCCTTTCAATTCAAATATATCAACCTATGAAAAACCTTGTCCTCCCCCTCCTGCGCCACGCATTGACCTTCATTGGCGGCTTAATCGCTGCGAAAGGCTATTTGGATGAATCCTCCGTTAGCGAAATCGTTGGTGCGACCATCTCTCTCGTGAGTGTCCTTTGGATGACCTTCGAGAAAAAGAAATGACACCTCTTGACACCCTGACACGAGCATTGGTCGTAAGCCTGATGACCGTATCGCTGTCCATTATGCTTGAGGAAGAACAACTTCTCGGCAAAGTGGGCAAATGGCTCAAGAAAACCATCCCACCACATAAGTTTCCCAACCTTCACAAACCTATTTACGGATGCGTGGGCTGTATGGCCTCGGTATGGGGAAGCATCTTTTACCTTGTAACCGCCCCGCTTATGGGATTTAACCTCCTGCAAATGGGAATCGTAATGCTCGTGGGCGTAACCCTTAATTTTATCCTTATTAAACTTTCGTGATACACAAAATTGTTTACAAACTCTTCAAGAAAGAGCTTACACAAATGGTATGGGATGAAACCTACAAGCCTGACAAGATGAAGGGCTTGAAGTTTGCGCTGACCTGCCAAGGCCATCGGTATTTCATTTACCAAAACTTGTTTGACATCCCCATTGAACGTATGGGAAGAATCCAAGACCTTGTGATTCAGTTGCAGAGGATGTTGTCGAGGGAGGAGTTGGATGTGTTCTTGGAGAATATGGAGGGGGCATTGAACAAGGCGGTGGAAGGCAATGCGGTGAAGAACTTGGCACAGATTGGCTTTTTGGTCGGGGAGATGCGCAGGAGGAAGGAGATGCTCGTTCATCCCGAAGTGATGATGGAGTTGGCAGGGGCAATATTGATTCGTGAAGACCAAAACCCAGGGGAATGGAACAACGAGTTTGAGCAAAAGAAAGTGGAGGCTTTTAAGGAGGCGTATAAGAATAAGGAGTTGTACGATTTTTTCGTTTTAGCCGGGCTGAGTCAGTTCTTTCCCAATATCGAACATTTAGAAGAAGATTGGACAATCTTTTGGGAGATGGCCTCCTCCCGGCTGGAGCAGATGAGGGAACTCCTGAAATCCGAAATCTCGGTTCAGAACTCTACTTTAGCGACCTAAATTGGCGTGAGTTCTTCGTTTTCTTAGCGAAGGGCGATATATTACTCTACAAGGAGTATATGAAAACATCCGTTGAGGATGTCTTAACTTTGCTCAAGCATTTCCAAGAGGAAAAGCAACGAAAAGCTAAACAAGACACCAATGGCGGATAGAATATCAGTAACCTATGATGCGAATATAGACGATTTAAGACGAAAGCTTGACGAGCTTATTGGTCTAAACGACAAGCTCGCTCAACACGCTTTTGCTGCGGCCAAGGCCATTGGTGCCATATCCGATGCCCAAAAAGGAATGTCGGGAAATCTTAAAATTGTTAATCAGGATATTACAAAAATTGACAATTCAACCAAAACGTTCAATAGCACCACCAATAAGTTACAGCAATCCATTCAAAGTACGACCAATACCACCAATAAGTTACAACAATCCATTAGCGTTACAACCAATACCGTTAATAAGTTTGATAACTCCATAAGGAACTCTGGCAACACGGTCAATAAGTTTGATGAATCCATAAGGAACTCCTTTAACACTCTAAGTCGTTTTGGCGGTCAGGTTGGCTCGGTAGCGAAAAATGTTTCTGGATTTGATGGATTGTTGTCTCGTGTTGCATCAAGAATGGCCGCCTATTTTGCGATTGAGTCGCTTGTAAACTTCGGAAAAGAACTCGTTAATGTAGAAAGGCGATTTGAGCTTTTGGAGAACAGAGTGAGCTTTGTGGCAGGAGCGACCACTATCGGCGATGCTATTATGGGTAGGCTCAAGAATACCGCTAACGAATTGGGCATTGGATTGGAGGAGTTGGTAAATGGTTTTGCGGGATTTGGTATTGCCGCAAAGATGGCGGGATTTGGTGCTACGCAAACCGAGGAGATATTCACAAAGGTTGCCGTTTCGTTGCGTGCCGCAGGAGCAAATTCACTTCAAACACAAAGAGCATTTTACGCTTTACAGCAAATGCTTTCTAAAGGCGTGGTATCTGCGGAAGAATTAAGGAGGCAGTTGGGCGAATCTCTTCCTGGGGCATCTGACCTTATGGCGGAGGCTTATCGAAGGTTGCACCCCGAAGCTAACATTACGAACAGAGAGTTTACTAAATTGCTTGAAAACGGTAAGATAATATCTGCGGAAATATTACCTGAGTTTGCTAACGTTCTTGAAGAAGAGTTTTCTCCAGCATTATCGGGAAAGAAAAATTCATTGGATGCAGCTTTAACGAGAGCAGGCAATAGGCTCCTTGAGTTCAAGCGAATATTAGGTGATAAGGAATTTTTCAAAAGTGTGATTAATTCTTTTGACGATTTCGTTAAAGACGTTAATGCTGTTTTTTCCAATGCGAATCTTAGTGGAGTAGAGAAATTCTATGGATTCCTTAGGGCGGGAGCTTTGCTAACCGATGCCGAAATACGGGATTACAAGAGCAAGCTCATTGAATTGCCTTTTGGTATGGGGACTTTTGGAAGCCCCCTCATAAAGGCAAGGCTTGAAGGAGATAGGATTGTAAAGGAATCACTGAAGGCTCAAGAGAAACAAGCGGAGGACTTGGCGAAGAAAGAAGAAAGGCTGAATGAAATATCCAAAGAGCGAATAGGTATTTACTCAAAGCTATCTCAGGCAGGTAAAGAATCATATATAGAGCAAAATAGGGCTTCAATAAAAAATTATGAAGACCAAATTGCGGCAATAAAAACACAGGCATCAGAGCAGAACGTTCTTCTTAAAATAACCGATGGACACAGAAAGGCGCTTGGTTACACAAAGCAAGAGTGGGCCGATATTGTAGAACTTGGTGATGCTTACGCTAAAATAGGAAGCAGATGGGGAGGGAAGTCGGTTCAGGCAATAAAGGATAGAGTTAAACAAGAGCAGACCTCATTAAAAGAGCAGGAAAAGAGGCTTGTATTGTTAAAGGAGGAGGAGCTTGCAACCAAGGCCGCAATTAAAGCATATAAACCCGAAGGAGCAGGCATAGATTCGGAAGGCGGTTCTATTACTGACATTAAGAAAGCCGAAATAGCAGCAGCCAAAGAATTGCTCGCTGCCGAAGAAACAAGGCTTGAAAAAACCACCGAAGGCACGGTAGCTTATTACGACCAACTCATAAAAGTCATTGAGGCACGCAAGAATCTGGCCAAGATTGAGCTAAGAGACACGCCACAAGCAATGGGATTGAGCCTTGCAAAGCTTGACAAAGAAATGGAAAAGGCTCAAAAGATGATTTCGTCTTTTGACCCAAGCATTCCCGAAGTAATCATAGAGCCAGAGGTCAGCATGGAGCCTCTCAAGGAGCTTGACAAGGAGATTAAACAGATAAGACAGAGTGAGCTTGAGTTGGCTATCGTTACCGCCAAGAATCTCGTTGAAACCACGGAAAAAGGAACACGAGAAAGAGCGAATGCCGAGCAATGGTTGGCTTTGCAGGTTGCCGAGCTTGAAAAGTTTAAGGTTAGAATATCCACCGACTCCGAGAAGTTGAAGGCAGAAAAGATAGCCCTTATTAATGCGGAACTAAAAAACCAACTTAAAAGCATAAATAAGGAAATCGTTGATGACTCCGTTGCATCCAACGAGAAAATCGTTGAGCTGATTCAAAAGGCCAATGACCTCATTGAGAAAACGCAATTAGACACATACAGACGTAGAAGAGCCATTGTGAAGCAACAATTTGAAGCAATGGCTAACGACATCAAAGAGGCGATGTCTAAAACGGGAGACTTTGAAGCCTTGGCCCAATTAGCCAAAGCCCTTTCAGGGGTTGAGCAGGCAGGAAAAAGCGCTATATCAAGCCTTGACTTAAACCAAGTCGGAGAAGTGATAAACGAAATTGGCGGCCTGTACTCTTCGGTAGCAAACATTCAGTCAACGCTTTTGAACAACGAAGCGATTATGCTGAAAAGACAACTTGACCAAAAGTTGATTAGCGAGGAGGAATACAATATGAAGTCGCTTCAACTTGAGAAGAAAAGGTTTGAGCAAGAGAAACAGGTTGCCACATTGGAGGCCACTATTAATGCAGCTTCTGGTATCGTTAAAGCGGTTGCAACGGGCAAGTTTTGGCAGGCCGCTTTGATTACGGCAACGCTTGCCGCTCAAATTGCCGCCATTCAGTCCCAACAGTTTCCAGGGTTCAAAGATGGGGTGATTGACATTAACGGCCCTGGCACCGGCACATCCGACAGCATTCCTGCCAGGCTCTCTCGTGGCGAGTCGGTGATGACCGCCGAAGAAACCAAGCGATACAAGCCCGTCCTTCAAGCCATCCGTGACAACAATTTTGAGGAGTTTGTCTCCAAGCGATACATTGATGCAATGGGGAGTCAAAATGCTTCTTCAGCCGTAGGCAATTCGTTTGCTGAAAACTTGACCAACTCGTTTGACCTTCAAACCGCAGAGTTAGCGCATTTGTTAAAGCAGAACAGGAAGGTTGCGATAAAGAATGTTGACGAAATCGCAAGAGCTATGCGTAGAGAAAGCACTTCGGCCAAGGTAATAAACAGAAGGAGATTCAGATGAGTTATACCGTAATTCTTGATGGAGTAACCTTGCAGAACGAGCCTATGGGCTTGATGGATGCAAAGTTGGAGGTGTATAGGGACAATCAGAATCCAGGCATTTTCAATGCCTTCATTTCGGATGTGACCTTTTGGGGGGATGGCTATGACATCCTGCTCCCATATTTTCAGTCGGATGAAACCTGCAAGACTG